ACCCCGCCTATTATTATTATTAGGTTATGGAGGATTAAATGGGAGTTAGCCTATGAGGTTTCCCGCGTGGTTTGCCCAGCCTTCTCGTGTTCACGTACCCATTTCATGTGCCTACCGGGGAAATCCCCAGAGGAACCATCAAGGATATGTTGAGTGGCTGATACAATCTTTGTAGCGTTAGCACCACACCCGCACCTACTGGATGTAGTACCTGACTCTACAAATTCTTCAAAGGTATGTCCGTTAGTACAACGAAAATCAAATACTTTAATCATCTTCTTCCGGAGGCTTAGATGCCTCTTCGTAGTTAGTCGTAACGATAGTTTCCATGTTGATTAAGTGGGCTAATACGTTTAGTTGTCCCTTACGGAAATGCATATCGTCAGCATCCTTAGCTGCTTCTATACTGTTAATCTGCAAAGCATTGTTACCAAAGTCCTGCACAAGTTGTTTCCAACCATCAGTAAGAAAAAGACTAAAGTATGAGTCGTAATATTTTTGTGTTTCTTGATCCATGATGAGGCCCTTTAGGTTATCTCTATAGTTTATATAGTTGTACTATACATATATATTATATCATATTTTTAGATATTTGTCAAGCTTTATTTTTACTTTTGGTACTTTTACGTCTTCTTCCTGAAGCAGTTACCGCATGTTTAATTTTAGCTGGCCCAGTTTTACGACGAGATGACGATGCTTTTTCACCTTTTGTCATTTTAGATGCGACAGCTTTGGGTCTGCACGAGGGGTACGGACGTTTCTTTTTGTCCTTACCAGAACGTCCACACGGCTTTCCGGTCTTTACATCGACCCATTCTTCCTTGAACCATTTTTTAAGTGCAGCACCTTTTTTACTTTTTCTTACGGCCACTTTTGTTACCCCAGTTTTTAGCGCCTACTTTGCGGCACTTAGCAACAGCACCGGATGCATATGCAGAAGGCCAAACTTTATACCTAGATTTGACTTTCTTTGCACATGCATCATTTGCTTTCTTTTTCTTAGGCATGTTACTTTTTCTTCTTTTTCTTTTTCATTGCTGCTTTAGCTTTAGCTGCAGCGGCTCTACCTTTAGGGGTATATGAATAACTTTGTCCACCTACTTTTGGCATTTGTCTATCTCCTTTTTCATTGCATATTGACGGGTACATGCATGACATACACCGCACGTTAAGAAACCTTCTGGAGTTTCTTTAGGTTTACGGCAAGACCAATACATATCTCGTAAAGGTTCTGCCATACTATGATAAATACCTAAGCTACGTTGTAAAGACACTTGAGTCATAAAGTCAAATGGTGTAGCCCACACAGGATTAAAAAATCTACCTGTTCCAGTAGCATTTAAAATACCATATGCTTCAGCAGTTTCTTCTTTTCCTGTATTATAATCGCCAGTGTACACAGCCGTAAAATGTTTAGGTATACCGTTTATTACTCTTCCTGCTTGAAACATAGCTAATGCCATGTCTCTACCACCCGGATATTGTTCTGTCCATCCATAGAAAGAAGAAGAAAACTCAAAAGGTCTTTGGTTACTTTTTAACCAATTAATACTTTCGTAAATAGCTTTTGCTTCTGCTTTACATCTTTTTTCAGAATTATCTAAATGTATAGCGTGAATGTGTACATTTTGTTTTGTATGTTGTAATAAGTTCCAAGCTAGTGATACGCTATCCATACCCCCTGAAAACATTAATAAAACATTTTCGTTATTGTTGTTTTGAAATTTATGATATTTAAAACAAGTACTGAGTGCTTCCTTTGCCATTAAAGCATATGACTCTACTGACGAACTCATTAAAACTCCTTACCATTTTTTACAAGACCAATAACGCGCACTAAGTTTATTAGGAGGGTTTGAATCGCATTTATGTCTAGCCCTAAAAGATTTACGACGAGCAGGTTGGTCTTTTTTAATAGTCATTTTTTGATCACCAAACCTAATTAGTTTAGTTTTGTCGCCTTCTTTGGCAACAACAACAAACTTTTTAGTAGGATGGCTAGGCGTCCTTTTTGGTTTGTTGTAACCGCTTACTCCTGCTCGTGTTAGTTTTGGATCCTTTTTCTTGCTCATCGATTCTGGCCTCCAAATCCTTGACCCGGTTCTCCAGCAAGTCCAATTTGTTGAACTGGTCTTGGAATGCTTGGTTGATTTGGCTGAGGAACTGGTTCATTTCTGTTTGTGTCATTAGCATTAGGACGTTTTCCTTCTATTTGTTTTTCTTTAAGTAGGGCGTCTGCTACCTTTAGGCGGCGTTCAAACTCTTTATCTTCTTGATCTCCTTCCTTGAGGTTTCTTGTAATTGCTTCAATCTTTTCAATTTGTAACTCTTCTGGAAGCAACTGTGTTTCCATAGAGTACTTAGCTGCTCTAGCTTGAGACTCAGCGGCTTGTGCTTGCAGTGCTGAAGTCTGACTCTGTTGAAACTCCATCTGAGTCTGTTGAGCCATCTGAGCCATTTGTTGTGCTTGAGGATCTGGCTGTTGCGCTTGTTGCATAGACGCAATCAACTCATCACGGTTACTTAGGTTCATGTTGTCGATGATGCTTTGGATCAACACAGGGTAAATTGGGCTGTCTTGTTTCATGGTCTGCAAGAGTTGTACAAGCTGAGTTACTTCGTATTCTCTAGCGATAATGCCCAGAGTAGACGTAGCAGTAAACTTGTAGTCAGATACAGGATAGTTTTCAGGATCAAACTGCATGTACCTATGTGCAGCTTTAGCTACAAACGGTAACAAGAACGACTGTTGAAAGTTGATTAGAGTACGTTTGTGTCGCTTAATAATAGCGCCAAGAGACATACTAATACCAGCAGCAGTAGCTTCACCATTAACTTGTCCAGCAATCCCTGCTGAATCAACAGCACCTGTAGCTTGCTGTACCATTTGTTGTAGTGCAGATGCTTGTGCAAAAGTAATTTGATTTACTTGTCCAAAGTTAAACGGTTGAAGAACTTCACGAGGATCTCCATTAGTAAGAATCATCTTACCCGGACGTATTTCTGGTTTAGCTCCACGAGGCAACCTAGTTGCATCAATAGCAAGCATAGGATGAATTGTAAGACTTAGTGCATCAATACGTGCGCGTAGTTCAGTATCAAGAGCCTTTTGTGAGTTGTAACCTTTTTCACATACACCACGACCCCAGAATCTTCCGGGAACTACGTCCCAAGGGAAAGCCACCACAGGTCTGTCACCCATCATGTACGGATTAGCTTCAGCCTTTAGTAGTGTGCCTCCGTTAGCTATAACTACGATAGCCTCAACGTACATAGACTCATCTTCTACTTCTACGTCTTCTGCTTCAAGCAACTCACGAGGTACTAGACCGTAGTACTTAGTTAGGCGTACCTTGTCGTCGTTGTAGATCGTGAGGTCTTGGTCAGGTTCTAAGTCTGTGTCAGGTGCTGCAGACTCAATGTAAGCGTCCTTGTACACGCCTTGCTCCTGCAAAAGTTCTATGCTGTGCTTAGACACAAACTCATCAATAGCCACACCCATAGCGTCTTCTACAGTCGTTGCTACGGGGTCTATGAGGAAGTTCTGTGGTAACACTGGCTTGAGTTTAACTACCACTCTGTCCGTAATGTTGACACCCACGGCAGTCAAGTCTCCACCCATGATAGGCTGAGTAGCAGGAGCCATCTCCTTAATCTCCTCAAGGACTACCTCACCCATCCCTGTGCCAAACACAGCGGAGTTAATCAAGCACTCTGCAACAGCCTTACGTACCTTACACTTCTCAAAGTCTTCTGTTAGCTTGTTACGCAGATACTGTACGTCTTGTCGGTCTTTGTCGTTAGTGTCGTCAGCGATGTCAAACCACTTACCTCTGCCAAACGTGGCTTCCTCTAGTTCTGCTACGTTAGACTCTACAGCCTGCTGCAACGCAGGAGATATAATCCTAGAACGCTCTGATCCTCTCTGGGAATCAGCAGGATCCCACTGTCCTCTCCAGAGTCTGTAGTACTCCTCAAACTTTGCTTCGTAGTTTGACTCGTAGTGGTCACGCCAGTTTTCACACTTGGTCATCACCCACTCTTCCAGAGACTCTTCAATCATCAGAGGGTCTGGGCTATAGATATCTTCTGCCATAGTACTTTCCTTAAAGTATCGCTACGCTGTAACCAAGTGTAAAAAACACTACAGCAGAAATAGCGTAGATGCCATAGGTGTTAAACGGTCTAAAAACTTTGTGATTCACTTTAGTATCCTGCTACTACGTCTAGTAGTTCGTGGTCGTCTATTTCAAAATCGTAGTGGTACGCTACTTGTGCTAACTGATCTACGTAAGCCAAAGCGTCAATCAAGTCATCGTGGGTCAGCGGATCTGGAAACTGGAACAGTTGGTCCAAGAACCTAGAGTTCCACTCGCCTTTACTCAGTGTTACGTAGCCGTTCTCAAAGCGTCCCTGTAGCGCCCACATTACCCTGTCAGTCTTCTTTTTGTTACCGTGGGTTAGCTCCTCAACTCTGAAGAACGTGCCGTAGCGCTTCTGTAAGTCCATCAGAGGACTCATTACTGCTTGCTTTGCGATTCCTCGCTCAATACCAACGCTGATAGGACGGTAATCTCTGACCGCCTGAAATATCTTGGTGGCAGTCTCGTCAAGGCTCCACCTCCCATATATAATGTTATCAACGTACCAACCATCAGGACTAACTTTAACAACAGCGATTGCGGTTTCATCTAGTTTAGAGTTCTTCGTCCGTTTCTTGTTTACTTCTTCAAAGCCAGCGAGGTCAACAGCTATATAGTAATCTCCAACCTCCGGCTCTTCTCCGAACTGTACCCAATCTTCTCTGAACATCTCTGAGCCTCTGGCTTCAAACGAGGCCATGAACTCTTGTCTAAAGGCGTAACTC